ACTAGTTAATGCTGTTGACAATTGTAAAAATTTTGATGACGTGTTAAAACTTGCTGAAGATATACTAGGGTATTGTAAAAAAGAATTAGAGAAGAAACCTGAATTACAAAAAGTTTATAAACCTGATCCTTTAGGTGATAAAAAATCTGATTCAGATACCGATAGTAATGATTCAGAAAAAAGTACAGATGAAAAACTAGATGAATGGTTAGATAAAAAATCAGAGTCAGATGACGCTGATGAGAAGGCAAAGAAAAAAGAATCAAATCAAACTGGTGGTAACGGTGCTGGGTCACCTGACAATACACCTACAGAATTGAGAGCATTAACTGCTGACAATTATGAAAATTCAGTTAAGGGTATTACAGACGAATCTGCTCATAGTAGATGTTATGCTGAACTACCTAAAGTTGATCTTAAAAAATTAATTATTCCTTATAACAAGTTTATTAGAGATATTACGTTGTATGATAAACAACACCATAATACAGAATATGATAAACAACAAATCAATAAGGCAAAAGTTAGAACTCAAAAATTTATTAAAGAGTCTTCTAATGTTGTTAATTTTTTAGTTAAAGAATTTGAGATGAAAAAAAATGCCAAGTTATATGCTCGTGCTTCACAGGATAAAACAGGTATTATTGATCCTCTAAAATTACATACTTACAAATATGCTGAAGATATATTTAAAAAGATTACAACTATACCTAATCAAAAAAATCACGGTATGATTTTATTACTTGATTGGTCTGGTTCAATGCAAAAACATATTCTACCTACCGTAGAACAATTATTGAACTTAACTTTATTCTGTAAAAAAATTAATATACCTTTTTCAGTATATGCGTTTATGAATAACCATAGAGATAAAACAGATGACTATTCACAATCTGGTTTTACTACTGGTCCAAATACAATATTACCTGACGCTACTACAAAGTTAGTACAATTGTTTTCACATAAACAATCAAAAGTTGATTATATGAGATGTGCTACTATATTACATAGGGCTGCAATGTACTTTGGTGACTACTACGGATGGAGAACTAGAACTCATTTAGATGAAGACCAATCAGTACCTAGTATTTCAGGTGACTATTACTTATCATCTACACCACTTAATGAATCACTTGTGGGTATGGATCACATAATCAAAAAGTTTAAAAAAGATTATAATACTGATAAATTATCACTTGTTACTTTAACAGATGGTGCTTCTAATAGTATGAATAGACAAGGTCATGGTGACTTATACTTAAAACTAAACGGCAGATATGTAGAAGCTGGTAGTTACTATATGGAGAAAAAAGATTTTACAAGTGTTATGTTAAGATACTTAAAAAAGAAATACGATTTACAAACTATCGGTTTCTATCTAGTTTCAAAATATAGAGAACTACAATACCAATTAAGAGTACCTTATAAAAAAGAGATGTTGGCTAGAAAAATGTTTACTAAAGACAAATTTATTGCTGATTATAGTACTGCTTATGATGTTTACTTTTATGTCAATTCTGGCACTAGAGTAAAAAATCAAGTATTCGAATCAGATTCAACCAATAAGAGAAGTCTTAAAAAGATGTTTATGTCGGGAATGAAGAATCGAATCAATTCCAGAGTATTACTACAAAACTTTATCAAAAGGATCGCATAAATGAAGGGTTTTTTACGCTTGACTTTTACCCCAAAAAATGATAGCATATATGTATAACTTAAATATGAAAGGACTTATATAATGATTGAGTTAAACAAAACACAAAAAACCGTGTTGAAAGTATTAAAAGATACTTACAAAAAAGATACGGTGACTAGGGCAGAGATTAATGCTCTTGTTAAAAAGAAGGTTATCAAAAATCCTTCTTGGTTGAAATCAGACAAGTACAAAGTTGATAGAGGAGTTTATACTCTTAACGTTGACTCTATGGATGATTCAACTTCAGTTGATACAACTGATACTAAAATATCCAATGATACAAAGGCTGCTTACATTGTGTCTTCATTGACCGACAATGTTGTACCTGCTAAGGATACAGACTTTGTAAACTTTGGTAATTATGCTGATATTAAAAATATCGTAAAATCTAAAAAGTTTTATCCAGTATTCATCACAGGATTATCTGGTAATGGTAAGACACTTGCTGTTACACAGGCATGTGCTGAATCAAAACGTGAAATGATTAGATGTAATATTACGATTGAAACCGATGAGGACGATTTACTTGGTGGTTACAGACTAAAAGATGGTCAGACCGTATGGCAAAATGGTCCTGTTATTGAGGCGATGGAGAGAGGCGCTGTTTTACTACTTGATGAGATTGACCTTGCAAGTAATAAAATAATGTGTTTACAACCTATCCTTGAAGGTTCGGGTGTCTATGTTAAAAAGATAAACAAGTTTGTTAAACCTAAACTTGGCTTTAATGTGATTGCAACTGCTAACACTAAAGGTCAAGGTAGTGATGACGGTAAGTTTATCGGTACTAATGTACTTAACGAGGCATTTTTAGAAAGATTCCCAGTTACATTTGAACAACAATATCCTTCTGCTAAGATTGAAGAAAAAATTGTTGCTCAGAAATTAAAGTCTGCTGGTAAATCTGATGTTAAATTTGCTCATAATCTAGTGACTTGGGCTGACGTTATAAGAAAAACTTATAATGACGGTGGCGTTGATGAGATTATAAGTACCAGAAGACTTGTCCATATTGCAGAAGCATATGGTATCTTTAAAAATAAAATGAAGGCAATCGCTGTCTGTACAAATAGATTTGATGATGATACTAAAACATCATTTGTTGATCTATATTCAAAAGTAGATAGTGGTGCTTCAGTAGATCAGATTCTTGCTGATAAGAAGGCGGCTGAAGAGGCTGAGATATTATCAGAAAAGAAATCCGATGATAGTGAGGAAGATGATGAGGATAACTTCACCGTCTAAATCTATCCATAGTGTAAGTCCGCTTGTGGCCAGAGATGGCCACAAGTTAAACTTTATAGAGGAGAATAATGAGTAACTTTAAAGACAATAGTGGATTAGATACTATCAAACCTAAAACGTCAAAAGAGGAACGTGATAGGATGATGAAAGAATTTTTAGATAAAGGTGGCAAAGTACAGAAATTAAAACCAGGTTATCCTACAAACGTAGGTAGTTTAGATAAGAGTAAGAAACCTGCATTTACAAAAGATGATATTGAAAAAGGTGTTAAAGGACAGGCACCTAAACCAGATTATAGTACATATAAAAAAGGTTCGTACCATGACTATGACGTGGGTGGTGATAACCCACCAGTATGGGAAAAACAACCAAAGAATGAGATGGGAGGTAAATAGTAGTGAGTATTACGGTTGAAGTAAGAGGCGGTAATTTAGAGAAGGCTTTGAGAGTACTAAAGAAAAAAGTACAAAAGGCTGGTATTGTTAAAGACATAAGGGCTAAACAATATTTTTCTAAACCGTCAGAAATTAAACGTGAAAAAGCCAAAGAACGATCTAAAGTAATCAGAAAAGCACAAAAGGCTAATGATGAATTATTAGGATATCGTTGGGTAAAAGGCGTTAAAGTTAAGAAAATTTAAGAATTTCTATGCCGTCTGTGTTGAATAATTATATATATTATTACTACAAGGCGGTTCGTAAGACCTTGTAGAGGTATAGAAAAAGGTAGAGAAATCTACCTGAAAAAACGGTGATCTTTGCCAGTTTAACTCCGTGAAAAAAGGAAACTGGCGCTTGAAATTATATAAATAATTATTATATAATAATAGACAACGCCTTATAGGGTTGTCAGAAAATAACTTTGCTTAACAATAGGAGGTTAAAATGACCAATAAAGCACTATCTATTTTCAATCAATTAAGACCATTATCTGTAGGATTTGATGACGTATTTGATCACTTTGAATCAATGTTTGATCACCCTACAATAACAATGGGTACAAATTACCCACCATACAATATTGTAAAAACTGGTGATAATAAGTTTGATATTGAGGTTGCACTTGCAGGCTACAATAAAAAAGACATAAACGTTACTAGTGAAAACAATATGTTAGTTATCGAGTCTAAAAAAGACGAAAAAACAGATGACAAAGATGGTAAGGTCTTACATAAAGGTATCTCTAAAAGATACTTTAAAAAGTCTTTTACAATCGCTGATGACGTTGAGGTTAAAGGCGCTGAACTTAAAGACGGTCTATTAAAGGTATCTATGGAAAAGATTATACCTGAGTCTAAAAAACTAAAGACTATTTCAATCAAGTAATGGAATATTGTAATAGACATTTACTATAATAGATAGGGGCGCTTCGGCGCCCTTATAAATACTTAATATCGTTCAACTCAAATGAGTCGGAAGTAGGCATATGCCGAAGGAACGCACCTAACTCAAAAAGGAGGGTGTATGAATTTTAAGTGGGATCTAACAAAGTTTATTAAAGAGGCAAGAGCAAAAAAATCTGCTATTGCTGTTTTAAGAAAAAGATCAAAAGATTCGATTGCTAGACCAAAAGCAACTAAAAATATCACATCAAAAGATTCTCGTTTACAAGGTATATAGGTTATTGACAAATTGACGTGATTCGTGTATAATTAGATTATTAAAATAGGAGAAATAAATTATGAAAAAAGGTGATAGAATACCTGATATTAGTTTTAGAACTAGATCATTAGGTGAATGGAAGAATGTTACTACAGATGACTACTTTAAAGGTAAGAGAGTAATCTTATTTGCTCTACCTGGTGCATTTACTCCAACATGTTCAAATCAACAACTACCTGGTTACGAGAAATTACATAACGTATTTAAACAACATGGTATAGATGAAGTTTATTGTTTATCTATAAATGATTCTTATGTTATGAACGCTTGGGCAGCCAATCAAAAACTAGAAAACGTTAAAGTCATACCTGATGGTAATGGCGATTTCACAGATCAAGTAGATATGCTTGTAGAAAAAACTAATGACGGTTTTGGTATGAGATCATGGCGTTACGCTGCCATTGTAAATGATGGTACGGTAGAAGTTATGTTTGAGGAACCTGGTAAGATTGATAACAATGATGGAGATCCATATAGTGTATCTTCGCCAGAGAATGTATTAAAATATTTACAATCAATGGCTGTTGACTCAAACTCAATTTAGTGTTATAATTATATTATGAAATATGAAGAAGATAAAATCTTAAAAGAGATTGGTGATTATATTAAATCTACTTATGGCGAACATTACTCTACAGGTAAAGGTGGCTTTCAAGTTTTAGATTTACTTAAAACACTAAAGATCGGAAAAGATTTTTGCCATGCAAATGCAATTAAATATTTGTGTAGATATGGCAAAAAGAATGGACACAACCGTGCTGACTTGTTGAAAGCGGTACATTATGTTATACTATTATTAAATTATGATAAGGAGATGAAATGAAAATAAGTGATAATACAATTGGTATTTTGAGAAATTTCTCGGATATCAATGCCAACATTTTATTTAAACCTGGTAAGACATTGAGTACAATGAGTACCATGAAAAATATTATGGCACAGGCAGACGTTGAAGAAGAATTTGAAAGTGAATTTGGTGTATATGATTTACCTGAATTTTTAAGAGCGATTGATTCTTTTCAACAACCAGTACTAAAGTTTAACGGTACTGCTAATCTAAAAATACAAGATGAGAAATCTACACTATCAGCTAGATATGCATTTGCTGATAAATCTACTTTAAGATATCCATCTAAACAAATATCAATGCCAGATAAAACGGTTACGTTTTCACTAAAGAATAGTGACTATGAATCTGTTAAGAAGTTATATACAAATTTAAGTTTGCCAGATATTGCTTTCAAAGGTGAGAATGGCAAGATAAAACTTGTTGCATTAGATAAAAAGAACTCTAACTCAAACGAGTCAAGTGTAGTAGTTGGCGAAACTGATTTAGAATTTACTGCATATATCAAGGCCGAGAATATGAAAATTATTCCTGGTGATTATGATGTTGCATTATCAAAGGCAAAGATTGCTCACTTCATAAACAAAAAGGTTAAAGTACAATATTGGATTGCTTTAGAAGCAGACTCAACATTTTAA